CTCAACGATGACGTCGGTCTCCGTCAGCGCCAGGTGCGCTTCTACCTGGGCTACGCCGGGCTCTCGTTCAACGACTTCGTCATGGTCGGAACGCAACAGGTTACCCAGGCGGCCTACGACCGCGGGCGCTACTCGATCTCCTGCGCGGACGTTCAGCGCTCCGCAAAGAAGGACATCTTTTCGCTTGCCGAGACAAACCTCGCGCAGTCTTTGAGCGCGACGGACACGACCGTCTACGTCACCTCGACGAGCGGTTTCTCGACCGTCTATCACGGCTCGAGCTACTCGGACGCAGCAAACTCGACCGTTGGCTACATCAAGATCCGAGACGAGGTAATACGCTACACCTCCAAGACCTCGACGACCTTCACTGGATGCACTCGTGGCGTCCTGGGAACGATCGCGAGCAAGTACGACGTCGACGCCGCAACACCATCGGCGCGGCGCGAGAAGGTCTCGGAGTACGTCTACCTCGAGCTCCCGGCCGTCAAGCTCGCCTATGCCATTCTCACCGGCACTCTCTACGGCGACAACGCAACCCTCCCGTCGACCTGGCATCTTGGAATCAGCGCGGCTCTGATCCGTCTCGCGGACTACACCGGCATCGGCGCGGATGTATGGGACGGCGCAAACGGTGGCGTCATCATTCGATTTGAGGGGCTAAAAAAAACCGACGGCAAGAAGTTCCTCGAGGAGGAGATCTGTCGACTGCTCGGGATGTTCATGCCGGTTTACGCAGACGGCGCTCTCGGTCTCAAGCGAGCCGCGCGCGTTCTATCGGACGCGGGGACCGTCGCAACCCTCGACGAGTCGAACTCGATTCAGGTCGGCGAGCTCACGCACGACATGGAAGACGTCCACAATGTCTTCCGCATCTCCTGGAACTGGACCGGCTCCGACTACTCCCGCACGACCTCGCTGATCGACGCGACGTCCGTTTCTATTCACGGCCGTGCGGACCCTCTCGATCTCAAGTTCAAGGGACTTTACGGCGGACGGGCGACCGACTCGCTGCTCTTTCAGCTTGTCGATTCTCTGCGTGATCGCTACGCCTCACCGCCGGAGCGGATGTCCGCCACGGTCGTCCATTCGCTGAACAAGCTCGAGGTCGGTGACGTCGTCCGCGTGAAGTACGCGAGCGTCCGCGACTTCTCCGGGACCGGCTCGAGCATCGACCGCGCGTTCGAGATCCAGAATATCTCCGTCAACCATCGCACCGGCCAGGTGCAGCTCGAACTCTTCGGCTCGACCTCTCCGGCCTCCGCGCTCTCGCCGACGACGGCGACGACCGCGCTCCCGGATGCCTTCTACACCGCAACCGGAACGGCGCTCTCGAGCGTCGCCACGATCACCGCGGGCGTCATGGCAACGGGCACCTATACGCTCGCAGGCGGCGCGGACATGACTGCCGCGGCCTCGATCTGGTACCACAACGGCGACCTCACGATCCCGCAGGGTTGCACAATCAATATCAGCGGCAACGTGCAGCTCCGCGTGAAGGGCTACCTGACGATCAACGGAACCATCAACGGCACCGGCGGCGGATTGCCAGGCGTCGCGGACGACACCAACCCGCAGACCTCAACGCTTGGGAATCCTGGCTGGGTCGGCAACTCGCGCGGATGGGACGGCATCGACGCACACGCGGCCTACAAGTCAGGCAACCCGAAGCTCCTCACGCTCCCGGTTCCCGTCACGCAGGGGAAACACGCGAGCTTCCCGTACCTCCAGCTCCAAGTCTCGGGAAACGCTCTGACCGGAATCCCGACTGATCTGCGCGGTACAGGCGGCGGTCCTGGCGGGAGCATTGTCAGCGGCAACAGGGTCGACTTTCGCGCAGCCGGTGGAACCGGCGGAGCAGGAGGCGCTGGCCTTTGCACAGTCTCGCGCGGATTCTCTACCGGCGCGTCGGCGACGATTAACTTGTCCGGCAACTCGTCGGTCATGCCGCCGATGCACAACGCCAACCCGAACAAATACTATCCCGGCGCCGGTGGCGCGGGCGGTCCGGGTTCGATGCTTCTGCTCCTCGATGGCTCGGCCGTTTCTGCGCCGGATCTGACGAACCGATTCGTCGCAAACACCGGCGCGGTCCCGATCGCGCAGCCCTATCTCGGCTTCCTGACGTTCCTCGACAACGAGGGGCTCAAAAGATACGACGACAACTATGACCCGTGGGCGGGCTACGCGGACCCTGCCGTAATCTCCGAGCGATCTCTCGCGGGCTCGTGCCTTCGCATCCAATTCGTCCCGGCGCCGGAGACCGCAACGGCCGACCAGGACAGCAAGCCTCCTGCGATCAGCTCGCTCACCGCAAGCGCCCAGGACGGCTTCGCGCTGATCGCCTGGACGCTCCCGAACGATCCCGCCTCCTATGACTCGGTCGAGCTCTACGCCTCAACCGCAAACGATCGCGGAACCGCGACGAAGATCTTCGACGGTCGCGCGTCCGACTTTCAGCACGTCACGAACGACACCTCCGCGCGCTACTACTGGATCAGGACTCGCCGCGCTCGAGTTCGCTCGGACTGGTATCCGAACACGACCTCGAGCTCGGTGACGATCGCCGCGAAACCGCCGACCCTGGTCGGCTACCTTACGAACGAAGCGGTCACCGTACCGGCAGACTCCGCCGGGACTGTCAGCTCCTTCGCGACTGCGGTCGGCGACTTTAAGGTTTTTGTCGGCACGACGGACGTCACCAACGTCTGCACGTTCTCGATCCTGGGACAGACCAACGTCACCGCCTCGATCAACGCCTCGACCGGCGCGTACTCGGTGAGCGCGATGTCCGCCGACACCGGCTCGGTCGCCTTCCGCGCGACTTACGCCGGGAGCTACTCGATCGACAAGGTGTTCTCCGTCACAAAGGCGCGGCAGGGCAACAACGGCACCAACGGGATCAACGGCACCAACGGCACCAACGGGACGAACGGTGTCGATGCCGTCAACATTCAGCTCTCGAAGAGCTCCTTCCAGCTCAACGCCTACGCGGACGGCACCGTTCCAGACTTCTCGGGCGCTGACGGTACGCTGAAGGTTTACCAGGGAGCGACCGATGTCACAGCCTCGGCGACGCTTTCGGCGACCGCGGGCTCCGGTGTCACCGGCTCGATCAATACTGCAACGAACTCGCCGGTCAGCGGTCAGCCGAAGGGCTACTATCGCATCACGGCGCTCTCGGTCGATGTCGGGACTCTGACTCTGTCGGCGGTCTATAACGGCGTCACCTACACCGCGACCTTCGCTGTCTCAAAGAACAAAATCGGCTACGAGATCGTCAGCTCGCTTCCATCGACGAACCTCTTCGTCGGCCGGATGGCATTCCTGACGACGGACTCGAAGCTGTACCGCTACACCGCCTCCGGCTGGACGACTGCGGTCCCAGCGGTCGATATTTCCGGGCAGCTTCAGGACGCGCAAGTCTCCGCGCTCGCCGCCTCGAAAATTACCGGGCAGCTCTCCGACGCACAGATTCAAGCGGTCGCGGCGGCGAAGGTATCCGGGCAGCTTACGAACGCGCAGCTCCAAGATATTGCAGCTACAAAGATCACCGGCCAGCTTACAAACGCACAGCTCGAAGCGATCGCGTCGACGAAAATCACCGGCCAGCTTACAAACTCGCAGATCGAATCCATCACAGCGGCAAAGCTCACCGGGCAGATCGTCGGAACGCAGATCACAGACGGCGCAATAAGCACCGCAAAAATTGCCGCGGGTGCAATTACCGCCAACGAGATCGCAGCCGATACGATCACCGCAGCGAACATCGCAGCGGGCGCCGTTACGGCTTCGGAAATCTCGGCGGGTGCGGTCACGACTGCAAAGCTCGCAGCAGGCGCGGTCACCGCGAACGAGATCGCCGCCAATGCGATCACCGCGGGAAAGATTTCAGCCGGTGCTATAGAGACAGCAAAAATCGCCGCCGGAGCAGTAACCGCGAACGAGATCGGCGCGAACGCGATCACAGCAGTAAAGATCTCCGCCGGAGCGATTGAGACCGCAAAGATCGCAGCCGGGGCGGTCACAGCCGACACGATTGCGGCCAACGCTATCACCGCTGCGAAGATTTCCGCTGGAGCGGTCGAGACGGCAAAGCTCGCCGCCGGAGCGGTGACCGCGGAAAAAATCACCGCGTCGACAATTACCGGCGACAAGATCGCCGCGAACGCAATCACGGCGACGAACATCGCTGCGAATGCTGTCACCGCCGACAAGATTTCCGCGGGCTCGATCACGGCCGCGAAGATCTCGGTCACCGACCTCTCGAGCATCACGGCAAACATCGGAACGCTCACCGCAGGAACGATCCGCAACTCCGCGGACAGCTTCCGCGTCGACGTCACCAACGGTCGCACGATCACGACGACCGGCTCCTACATGAAGGTCACCGGCGCGCCGTTCGGAAGCACCTCGCAGTTCATCGAATGGTACGGGCCGTACTTCGCAAGCCTCTCGAGC